TAAAACCAGAATATCTCACCAAAGTTACTATTTGTTACGCAGAACGCTTTACTTATTTGGCCTCGGTTCATGTCGTTAAACACGTAATCTGCAACTTCGCTTTGTATCTCTTGAACCGCACCGCCTGTATAAGCATAAAATGCGTGTGCGCCCATCCAGAATGCACCGCTATCAACTACTGATACTGCTTTATTTGCAGCTAATCCACATGACGAACCAACACGCTCAATACCATAAACATATGGTGGGCCTACATAATTTGCTACGTGTGCGTCTGTGCTGGTTAAGATAAGCGTTTGGCCTCGCACTTTAATGCCTGCCATAATTTGACCGCTTGTGTTTAACTCTAAATCACCAGCTTCATTTGTGGCGGCTGGCGTCCATAGTGTATTATCTTCTCGATCAGACCATTGCACTTTGCGCGGGTTTCCACCCGCTCCAAGAGCAAATAAGAAACGCTCTTCTGTCACCACCAATGATCTATTATTTATTGGAGCGTTTGCTATAGCTGCGGCTGGTGTGCCTGTAGCCAATGCCCACTCGTATATTTTACCATCATCTTCCGTACATCCCACAAGGTTTTCGCCCCACGTGTCTAATGCCCAAGATGTTGCTGGCTGTATTCTTACTGTGTCTGGACGTTCTACACCAAATGCGTAGCTGCCGTATAAACTACCGCCATACCCCGTAAATGATATTGCGTCATCTCTGCCCGCAGTAAATGAAGTTGGAGTTATATCAAACCTAGAGCCAGTTTGATTCCAGATATATAATTTATTATATGATCCGCCAGCTATCCACCGGGCATTGCTATTATCTATCCAAGATAACATGCCACGCACTGGAGCTGCGGCTGCGTTATCCGAACGTGTACGCCAGCCACCCATTGGGCGCATAGTATTATCTATCCATCGAATTAAATTTGCATCACGCCAGCGACCATTGGATTGCAGGTCAGTTCCGTTACGGTAAACTCCAGAAGGAATATCTAGTGGAATAAGTGGCATATAGACCTCATGGCGTTAAACTTATGGGACTATAACACATTTTGTAGTAAAATAACAACAGGGGCAATGCATGTCGCCCCTGTTGTGTATATTTATTATTCTGCAGCTTCAACTTCAGCTTCAGGTTCTTCTAGTGATACAGCTAAATGCTTCACAAATGCTTCACGACCAATGTTTAGCTGGTCTAGGTTAAATCGAGCATTGTCTAATTTACGGCCCAGATCATTTATGTGGTTTAGCATTATCTTTTGCTCGTCAGTGAAGTCATCAACATTATATTCTATGTCGTTGACTGTAATGAGGTTCTTTTCTTTTTTACTCATTGTAGTCTCCTTTGGTTAGGTTAATTTAGGAAGCGGTGTATCCGTTCCCTGCTGTGATAGCCGCATTAGCCGCTGTCATATCTTCTGATGTCCAGTAATCTTTAGCAACCATTAGTTCTAGGTGCTGAGTATTACGATCCACACAGTCTTGTCGATCTTCTGCATCATCATCTGCCATAACATTACCAGCAATAACATCATTGATAAGTGCAACTGAGTCACCCATTGCTGAGTAGTTCTGTGCGATTTGTTCTGCTGTTAAGTCATCCATGGGTTATGCTCCTTCTAAAGCTGTAATACGAGCCTCTAGCTCTTGGATTGTTTTTACTAATAGTGGTACAAGTTTAGACTGATCTATACCTTGGTACTCTGGGTTGCCGTCTGCATCGACTGCATCCTTTGTGCCTGTGATAGCCTCTGGCACGACTGCCTGAACCTCGTGTGCAAGGAAGCCATCAACCGTCTTTTCTGGCGTGCTAATAAAGTTAAACTGATGGACAGGAATTTGCTTGAGGCGGTCTGTTGCACCTGTCAGTTCAACTACGTTTTCTTTTAGGCGGTAGTCGGACGATGTGTTGTATGCGGTACTTGATGTGCCAACATTGATGTTCCCCACTCCAATTCCCGAACTATTTAAGAAAAACCCTGCATAATAATTATGATTTGCTGAAGGTCTGGTTCCAAGTCCAACCTCAGCTGCGCCAATGCCACTAGCGCCAATAGCAGAACCGCCTGATTTTTCTACAGTTAAATTAGGGTTTATGCCTGAACCCACGAAAACACTAGTAGTCCCGATCATAGCACGACCACTGCTGTCAACACGAACCCTAGGATTACCATCCCCATCAGACAGCACGATGTTGTTGCTTGAGGTGCGGATGTCTAGGCCGTGTTGGTTGCCGTTGTATAGGCCAACAATAGTGTTCTTAGCTCCAGAAGTTACTCCAGACCCAGAACTATAGCCTACGAAAGTGTTATTACCACCTGTAGTATCAAATCCAGAGCCTCTCCCAAGAAAGGTACAGTTGCCATTACCATTTAATGTGTAGCCAGCATTTCTACCTATAACTACGTTATCTCCACCTGTTTGGTATGCTCTTAGGGCATTATCTCCAATAGCTACGTTGCCTGATGCGGTGGTGTTGTTTTCTAGAGCCTGTGCACCAACAGATACGTTGCTTGAGCCTGTAGTGTTACTAAATAAAGCACTTCTACCATGAGCCGTGTTACTAGCGCCTGTCGTGTTAGTGTATAAAGAATACATACCACTAGCAGTGTTGTCATCTGCGGTAGTGTTGGCTTGTAAAGAGTTTCTACCAATAGCAGTGTTAGCTGTACCAGTAGTATTCGCAGAAAGAGATTGATACCCAACTGCGGTGTTGTTGGATGCGGTGGTGATCGCATCACCAGCTAATGCACCGATGAGGGTGTTCTGTACACCTGTTGTGATTTGCTCACCAGCATTAGCTCCTACAGCCGTATTAAAACTATTTGTAGCTGAAGCATAGTTTTGATTTGCTAATGTACCTCTTCCTATTGCTGTACTAAAACTGCCTAAATCATCTGCACCTAAAGAACCGCTACCTAATGCTGTATTGTAATTAGATGTTGTGATAGCATCACCTGCAAGACTACCAATGAAAGTGTTTTCTGTACCCGTAGTATTACTAAGCCCAGCCTGATAACCAACAGCAGTGTTGTTATTTGCGGTGGTGTTTGAGTATAAAGAGCTATGCCCTAAAGCTACATTATTACTTCCTGTAGTATTAGTATAAAAAGCATTACGCCCTAATACTGAGTTAAGATTGCCAGTAGTAGTATTATATAAAGCATTCATACCAACCACAGTGTTGTTTGAACCTGTAGTATTACTGTACCCTGCACCTTTACCTATAAAAACAACTTCACCCGTAGTATTACTAAACCCAGCTTGATAACCTACTGCCGTGTTGTAGCTTGCGGTGGTGTTGTTGGTTAGTGCTTCTGCGCCCAAAGCTGTGTTATATTGACCAGAAGTATTGTCATATAAAGCGAGAGAACCAAAGCCGCTGTTTTGAGAACCTGTGGTTGAGTTTAAAACCGCACGACCCATTGCGGTGTTTGCGTTACCACTAGCGTTAGAAGTTAATGCCTCTGTTCCTACCGCAGTGTTGTTTCCACCAGAAGTTAAGCTATCCAACGCAGTATCACCTAACGCCACATTGCCTGTACCCGTAGGATAGTTCCCGTCCAGCTTGATTGTGCCGCCGTCTACTGAAACATTACCTGCAACTGTAAGGGATGTAAGGCTTCCAAGTGACGTAATGTTAGTTTGTGCAGCAGTTGTTAGCGTACCCGCAATATTTGTAAATGTACCAGCCGCAGCTGATGCTCCGCCAATGACTGTGCCATCAATCGTACCAGAGTTAATATCAATACCCGTGACAGGTGTTGTCCCGTCTAGCAGATTATCAACGCTATCTAAATTGGTGTTTATCTTTGTACCCCAAGTATCTTCAGACGCGCCAACTTCTGGCTTCACTAAGCTATATGTCGTTGTTGTAGTATCAGCCATGTTAATCTCCTATGCGGCGTTAGCCAAAGTTATACTTCTTGCCTATGAAGCTGTCCATTCCATCTATGTAGGGGAAGTGGCAGACCAATCATTGACTGCGTTAGGCACATATTGCCACGTTTCGGGTGTCTTTTCAAGGGGTGTCCATATTTCAGGCGTATTTTGTTCAACTTCCCACTTCTCAATTGCTCGGCATGTCGTAGACAATGCTGTTGCAATTGCTGACGCGGAGAACTGCACCCGGTTAACTGTAGCAGTTGTGCTTAGTGCTGTATTGATTTGCGATGCACCGCTAAATACAACAACTGCGTTTGATGATGTGCTAGATGATGGTGTTATATTTGATATTGCATGTCTCACACGCACCATATCTGAGCTGGTTGTAGATGTTGTTGCTATTGCGCTGCTTGAGTTACGTGTTCTTGCGCCTACAGCAGATGTAGATGAGCTAGCAGGTATTGCTGATGCAACTTCACGCACACGCTGGGCAGAACCAGACGTTGTTGATGATGTTGTGCTACTTGCGGATGCTTCACGCACTCTTTGCGCTTGCGTTGCAGTAGTGGATACTGTGATTATGTCAGATGCACTTAACCTAACACGCACTGAAGCTGACGCTGTAGACGCAACTGTGATAATTGTGCCAGCGCCATCCGTGACAAAGCCATCTAGCCCAAAATTATATGAGCCATATGTACTGCGTCCATATCCACTGCGGTATTCAGCCATTAGTCTAGGGTAATATCAAGATCGCCTGATGGTAAGCGGAAAACATCACCTGTATCAATTGTTTTGCTTGTGGTTAATGCAGCATACGCAATTAAATTGCCGCCAGATGCAGCATCAAACACGCCTACGTGTGTTACTGTGCCATATCCTGATGTAGCTGTATCCCACTCAATAGCTGCGTTATTTGACGCTGTATTTCCTGATATTGTGAATGTTACAGCTTGACGACCATATCCACCGCCAGACACTTCTGTGCCACCGCCTGTATCATCTGGTGCGCCAGTGTATAATGCTATGTGCCACGCTGTGGGGCGTGTTGCGCTACCTGTTGTAAACACCCACGTTAGAACTGTTGTCTCGAATGTATTAGAAAAACTCATTTTAATATGCCCTTATTTTCATACGACGACCAGAGCCGCCAAATTTAGCTTTTTCACTTGCTTGGTTTATTGAATCAATTGCGCTTTGGTATAATGCCGCCCATACTTGTATTCTAGCGTCATCTTTTAGATATGGCGCAGAATGTATTAGTGAACCATACAAATATGCGTCAGGGTAATGCTCCAATATCCAATTTGACGTATTACTATCAGATAATGCGTCTGTTTTACCAAAATAATACAATTCTGACGTGTATGTGCCATCTGGAACTGGATAAACCTCTAATTCACCTGCTGTAACTGCATAATATGCTGGTTGCCCGCTCGTGTTTAGGTTTCTAAACTTACGATCAAGCATTTCTGCTTGTGATATTAGCTCAAGTGGGCGTGTATCTCCGCTTGTAATATAAAACCGTATAACTTCGAGCATATCTGCGGGTATTGCACTATATTGCGTGTCAATCTCGGCTGTGCTGCGCTTTTCTTGCCGCCAATGACGGATTTGCCTGTTTAAATCTGCTTCTGCGAGTGAGACAAACGTAGATGACACAGATGTTAAGTCATCTCTATTCAGAAAATCTGCAATATTTGTCTTTAATTCTGCATATGTTGTAATTGGCATTA